CCACCAAAGGCCCCGGATCCCGCGCGGCCGGCATCGCGATGGCCTACAAACTGATCGAGGCCGCGCAGTCGAAATGGCGGGCGGTCAACGCACCACATCTGGTGAAACTGGTCCGTGATGGCGCCACCTTCGAGAAAGGCAAACTCGTCGAACCCGACGCCACCTCAGGCACCCAGGAGGCCGCCTGAAAACCGCTCATCCACAGGTCTTGACAATATCTCGCCTACAACAGAACTCGGCGCATACTTGCGTACGCGCCGAGTTCAGATAACGCTCATCGGCGGAGCTACCGGGTCAGCTTTCGGACTTTCCCGCCGAGGCTGACAAGCTGATCGTGTCTGGTGGCGCAACTACGCGAGGTGACACCTCGAACGACGAGCGGGCAGCCCTGACCGGCTAGTCGACCTCAACGTCAAGCGCTGCTGCTATCCGGTTTGCATCGTCGACACCGAGTGCGAACAACCCGTCAATGTACTCGACAAGCAGTCCTCCGCTCGATGGACTCGCACTGAACTCTCCCGGGTCTAACGTTGCACCGTCGATGTGATGTCTAACGCGCGGTCCCAGGTATGTAAGCCAGCCAGGAATACCTGTGATCAGCTCGCCATCGCCAGCAGGATCGAGCCCGAAGCCATTACATGCGAGAAGTGGTGCGCCGCCGGAAACCGAGGCAACGTCCGGGCGAACTCCTTCAACCACAGCATTCAACACGGCCCTCAACGCTGTCTCATCGGGCGATCTCTGACCACTGACAGCACCATGCAATACCTTAGGTCGTTCGATATTTATGGTCACTGCCAGACGGTCCAGTGATTCGTCATCACGGGTCACGACACGGATGACCAGCTCTACCGCGCCACCGACCACACCCATGTGATCCGCGTTGACCACACGGATATCGTGCCGGGGAAATCGACCCTCCAGCGCCATCGGTGGCGTCAACCACGCGTCGATATTCCGGACGTCCTCCGCCGTATGAAGACGCATCGCGGGCAGGTGGTCAGCACTGACGGGTACCCATCGTGCTGACGCCCAGAACCCCGACGTGCTTTCGAGAGCTTCGAACATGTTGCCCAGAAGGTCGAATGGGTCGGCTGTAGGGTCGGCTGCGGACACGGCGTTCGCCGCGAACAACCCTCCGCGCTCCACCGGCAGTTCACGCTCAAACGCGTGAAAGTAGTCCCGCTCACGATCCCACCGGCTGCCTTCCAGCAACCCCGTGGATGGAGGGGCTGGTTCGTTTCCCGACAGATAGCCTGACAAGTACCCGCGCGCGTACTCCGACTGCACGATGATGTCGCGAGGATGCGCAGATTGACCGACACGGTCACGAAGGCTGAACACACTGACCAGCCCTCGGAACGTGTGCGGGTTACCACTGATCACGAAAGGCTCATCACCGCGTCCGACAATTCGCACCACCAGCCGAGAATCGGCCCAACCGGGTAGATCAAACCCTGAATCACAGCTCCGACTATCAGATTTCATCGTGTGTGCCCGTTCGGATATACATTGACATGCTTACCTGTCTTCGGGTCGGTGACATCCCAGTGTTCACCACCGTGCCCGGATTCGTCCCAAGTCCATATGCGGCCTTTCTTGTCGGGAAAACTACCGTTATTTGGAACTGGAGATCCGTCCGGATTTCGCTGGATGTTTCGCGGCGGCACGTATGGTACATCACCGCTCGTCGGTAGCTGGTTTGTGTGGTTACCGCTCCCCCATTCGGGATGGGGCACATCCGCGCTATTGCCGTCTCCTGGTTCATTGTTCTTCGTGAAGTACTGACTGATCCAATCCTTCACCTTATCGACCTGGTCGGCGAGCCATCCAGGGAGCTTGTCGATCATCAGATCGGGCAGTTGGTCGGGGTGGGTACGTACCCACTCCCAGCCGTATTCGCTGATGATCGTGGCCATGATGGCGGAGAGCAAGAGGGCAAGAATCGCAGCTTCAGCAGCGTCATCGATGAGGAAGAAGACCGGGTCAGCCTCGATCCCCTTGTCGCCGCCAGGAGCCACGTAATTCGGCAACGTGAACGACGGTTGCTCGGCCTGCGGATCAGGAGACGGCTCAACATCAGGAGCAGGAGCAGGAGCAGGAGCTGGCTCGGGCGCTGGAGCAGGGGCAGGCGACACGGCAGCCGGAGGGGACTGTGGTGTGAACTGCGAGTCTCCGCCCGTACCACCACTGCCGTTTGTATTCGCGTTGTCGCCGCTACCGCTGGTACTGCTGCTTGCTGGCGGATCGTGATCCTCGTTGTCCACGCGGGCATCTGCCTTCGGATCGTCGGGACCCGGTTGCGGCCGAATCGCTGCAGCCTGAACATAACCGAAGCGGCCACCCCCAACACTCTGCGGAGCATCAGAACTTCCCGACTTCGCCGACCCGCCTCCAATGGCTGCGCGCCGTACCCGCGGGTTCGCCGCCGCGAATGCCGCCGCACCCGCCACGACCCAAGCCGCGAGCGGGATGTCCGGTTGTGTCGATCCCGAATCCAACACGCGTGGCGGGTTGCTAAGCTGCGGGTTTGCCGACACTGCACCCGGTACCGTCGTCACCGCAGGGGCAGCGGTAGTGAGCACCACCGAAATCTGCACGGTGTTGTCGCCTGGTGGTACCGGTTGCGGTGCGGTCGGACGGACGCCGCCAGTGTTCGAGTTGGTCGGCGCGGAGCTGCCGTTACCGTCGCCACCGGCAGCGGGTGGTTGCGGGACAGCCTGTCCGGGCACAGTCACGATCGGTGTGCCGTTGCCTTCGCCCGGGCCCGGCCCAATATTGGAGCCGACCTGCGGGCCACCCGATCCCGCGCCGTCGGCGCCGGCTGTGGGTGCCGGTGTGTTCGTGGTCGGTTGGAAGGTGTTGGTGGGTACCGAGATACACGGTCGCTCCGCCGCCGATCGTCAACACCGCGGCGGCCAGCAGCCCGGCGCCGAGGCGACGGCGCGGTGTTCTGTGACGCCCCAGGCGAGGTTCAGCCGTCGCCGGCCCTTCTGAGTGGTCTGGGTGTTGCAGGCCGCTGCGGGTCACTTGTCTTTGCCCCACATCAGGGCACCGAGGATCGCGTCCGCACCGGCCCAGAACCAGCGTCCGGCGATCGACATCACGAGAAAGAACACGAGGAACACCGGGATCACACCCCACCGGTCTGACCACTCACCGAGATTCGACAGGTTCGCCGCCGCCAGCACTAGCAGCGCACAACCGGCGAGAAACAACACCACCTTCAATACCGGCACCCCTCCGCCAGTGGATGCGTCCCCGGCTTCTGTTGCGGCGTCAGTCTCAGCGGACAGGTGATCGGCAGTGTCGGGTTCTGTGGGGAGTTCGGTGGTCACGGCGTCGGCGTCACGGCGATGCGCGCCACCTGGAACGGACGAAGTGGGAGCAGTCATTCGGGATCAGAGCCCTTCGTAGAGAAGATTCAAGTACCGAGGTGGAGGAACGTCGTACCTCGCGCATTGCACGGCAACGCGCGACGCTGCGGATGACAACGACGACAGGTCAGAGGTAGTGCGGCTTTCCGTACACGTTGATCGTGTTGTCGTTCAACGCTGTTGACACGCTCACCGTCACGTACGCACGCAGCGCGACCGGCCCCAGACAGCCATCGACCTTCACATGCACCCCGTCGACGGTGATGCCGGCTTTCCCGGTCTGCATCTTCTTCGACCCGAACGGAATATCGGCGATCGTGCCCGGCCGCAGAGTGGTGGCGATGTTCGGGGTGACCGTCGCCCCGATCATCACCGCCGGCGGATAGGAGATGTTCATCTGCGCCGACGGCCCACCCGACACACCGACCGTGGCACCCGAGGTGACATCGGTATTGCAGCCGATCTGAAACCCTGCTGCGACAGTGCCCGCCTGCACCGGCACCGACCCCGTCCCCGCGATGACACCCTGACCCTTGAGGGTCAGGAAACCCTCTCTCGTCCAGGGTGACTGATTAAGGGGCGGCACCGAACGCACCTGCTCATGCGACTTGATCGCCGACACCACCCAGCCGTCATCAGTACGTTTCGTTGTCTGTTGGTCAGCGGACGAACTCGGGGCAGCATCAGATACACCCGCCCCGATCACCGACGCGGCCACCGCGAGCGCGGCGAACACGCCTGTCAGCCCCGATCGTCCCCACGCCCAACTTCCATCGCTCACCATGACGCCACCCCTTACCCCCATCAGTGCACCACCGTGGATGCTTGGTGCCAGATTCTGAACTGACCTGGGCACCCAATCACGGCCCGTGGAATTCGTCAACCTAAAGACGGGAATTTCTTTCGCCAATATCGAAACCGTGCTGGTAGGGCGATAAGCGGACGGACCGGACCGGAGAGAATTCATGCGGAGACACTCCGAGAATGGGCACCAAAATCTCGTAGCGAAGAGCACTGCACACTGGGTCCGGGCAGAGCATGCCGACAGCACCTTCGGCACTGACAGGCACGAAGCTCACATCTATTCTCGTAGCCAAGAGTGACCATGCGCTTCTGGCGTGCTCACCGAGCGAAAGATACGCTGCAAGGGCTCGCCAACCTCACGTCAACGTTGCGATGGACTACTCTGCACCGCGTGGCACGAGTTGAACTGCCGACCTTTATCGGCGATCTCGACGGCACCCTGCTCGAGATTGACGACGTTCATTCCGTCGACTGGTCCTGGAATGGTGTTGCGTACAGGCCGGATGTCTCCAGCGCGAACCTCGACAGAATCGAGACGGGCACCATCCCCCTCGCCACACATCTCGCGTCCTCCACCCGCGTCGGCGAACGCCGCCGGGGGAGTACCTCGCAACGCGCTCTTCGGGAATCCGAGTCCACGGCCTCCAGTCGCACAGTGACGAGTGGTGCCGCACAGATAGGCGAGTGGGCGACCGCACACGGTTACGACGTATCCGCACGGGGGAGTATCACGAACGCCTGCGCGACGCCTACCTCGCCGCTACGCGCTGAGCACGCCCCACCTCAGCATTCGAGGTGTCAGGACTGGCCGTTGCCGTCACCTGTGGCCCACACTCGCGTCGTTCTGGGGAGCCCGTTGTGCATACGCGTGGGGTTGTCATCGACGGTGGTAGCTGGTGCGCTTGCAGGCTTCTTGGGTGTGCCAACAGGGCTCTCCCTGGTGCGATCTCGGCAACCGTGATTGAAATCGTATGCGAGCCGTGGTCGGTGCCGTTCCAGCCCATCGCCACCGGCGTCCTGACCATCGGCCTCATCCGGGCCTGCCTCGAACTGATCGCCGACACTCGAGCGCTCTATGCAACAACTTCCGACCACGTCCGCCGTCAACTCAACCAGGCGATCTTCACGTGGCTCTACATTGAGGACGACGAAGTCACCGGACACAGGCTCACCGATGAGGTCGACGATCTCCTCGACATCCAAGAACGATGGAGAGCCATCACTGTCAGTCAAAAGAAAGTCGGCCCTCCCGAAGGAAAACCGACCGATTCTCACGCGTCTCTTTTGAGTAAGCCCGCACTGAGCATCTCTGAGGACGATGTTTTGAGTGCGGAACAAATGGTGGAGCTAGGGAGAATCGAACTCCCGACCTACTCGATGCGAATCCCCGTGTCGGACAGTCCGAGACGGCGGGCGAAGTGCTGTTCATGCAGGCCTGCGGCCCGCGACGATCACGCTCAGTCTCGCCGCCGCGCACCAATCCAGCCATTTCCGGTGGGTAAAAGGTGGGCCCCCGCCCCCTGGAGGTCCGCATGCCTATAGATCTCGTGTAGCTCAGGCGAACGACAGCCTCTTCGGGCTACCTCGATCAGTGTCCAGTTCACACGCTACGATCCCGCGCATGAAACGCCTACCGATCGCCGTCCTTTCTGCCGCAGCTGGTGCTGTGCTGCTTGCTGGATGCTCCCCAGAAGACTCAGTAGCCGGTCCGGGGTCGTCCACCGCCGCGGCGTCATCCATCGCCGCGGTCTCGTGTTCGACATCGGCGGAGGTTGCGACAGGAACCGACCCCCAGATCGCCTCCGCGGCAGAATCTGCCGCATTGCCCGCCGGCGCGAAAGTGGTCTACGTGCTCTCGCAGCACAACGTCGACGACCGAACGAAAGAGGACGTCATCGTCCGCATCTGCTCACCAGGACTCGTTGGCGACCAGCTCAAGGATGCCGGCACGGTGATCGCGCGATCGATCAAGGAGTCGCCCGCAGGCAACTCGGTGGCCACGCTAAGGGTCACAAACGTTGCCGAGGGCAACCATCCGCAAGGCAAGATTCGGTGCGAGGACTTCGCTACCTACACGTTCTCCGCCAATGCGGCCGAGGGCGCCTTGCGTGCAGCCTGGAAGTACCCCAGCGAGAGCTAGCCTTTACCTCGTTCGGGGCAAAGAAAGCCCCCAGCCGATTCGGGCTGGGGGCTTTGCTGACCTTCGCTGCATTCAATGCGTGGAGTCCGGGTCGTACCCTCGTGACACTCTCTGAGCCGGGTCACTTCCTGCGCTTTCGCGCTACCCCTCTGCCGCTCACTTCCGCTGAGTTCATCGGTCTCTCTGCTGTCGTGACTACAGCTTAGCATGGAATCCCGTTGTGGCGCAACATGTTTCGGAAGTTTACAGATTGCGCAAAGTCGATTCCGAAAATAGTTGCACGGCGCAACCCACCGGGGAGGTGGGAGCCGGAGCCCCCACCCCCTCAGGCCGCGAGGATGATTCCTCCCCACCCGCTGGCCTCGGTCATGGCCTCTGAGATGTCCCAGGCCGCGTCGGCGGCTTCGTCGGTGGCCGGGACTGTCTCGTCGCGGGTGCCGGCCAGGGTCTCCCAGAGGTCGGCGGTCGTGATCCAGTAGTCATCTTCGGTAGCACATCCGCCCTCGAAGAGTTCGTTGGTGAGCTGTGCGGCCTTGGCGAGGTCGTAGTTGGCGGGGTTGAGTCCGGCAGTGGTGATGGTGTCTGCGACCTGGGCGGTGGTGATCATTGTCTGGCCTTTCGGTTGGTGTTCCTTGCTTGTGATACCAGTATTGCATCACTACTCGATACCTGTCAACCCCTGAGTATCGACTAATGCTGCAATGCTCGGTATGCTGGGCGCATGGCGAACACAACCCCCGACACCCGCGGCCTCACCCCCGGCGGCACCTCCCTCTCCGGCGACGGCTCCCACTCCCCGCGCGTAAGCATCTCCTTGCCGGCAGACGCCAAGCGCGAGTTCGATGCTCGCGCGAAAGCCGCCGGGATGGGGACGGCGAAGTACTTGCGAGCAATCCTGCTCGACCACTTGACACCTAACGAGTAATGCTGCAATAATAGAAACATCACCACGGAAGACCAACCGAAGGAGCCAGACATGGCCAGCTACCCGCGCCGCTACCGCAACGCACCGAAGACCAACACCATCACCGTCGTCAACGGGCAGGTGCAGAAGTCGCCGGCCACCGCCAAGCAGATCGCGTTCCTGCGCAAGCTCTCCGGCGGACAGTCCCAGGTGATGACCTCGATCGGGACAATCAGCATCCCGGCGCACCCCACCAAGGCTGAGGCGTCGAAGCTGATCGACACACTGCTCAACCACGAGATGTGACCCAACCGGGCCCCTCCGACAGGGATGGGGCCCGGTGCGGCACCGAAAGGACCTGACTTGTCAGAGAGAGGACCGGCCGCACCGGGCGGTCCCACCCTACCCGAGAGGAGAGGTTGCCGTGATCAGAGCACTGGGAGTCAGCGAGGTGGCCGCACATGCTGGCTTGACCGTCGACACGGTCAAGTCGTATGCGCGCGATGGGATCATGCCGCCTGCTGACGTGATGATCGGACGCACGAAGGGCTGGACCGTCGAGACGATCGACGCATGGAAGGTTGGGCGGCCGGGCAAGGTTGGACGGCCCCGGAAATCGACCGATCCCACCACTTGACATTACCCACGAAGGTGGGTAATGTAGTGAGTGTCAGAGAGAGCAACAAACGAAGGAGCCCACCATGATCGCCAGCGGAAGCCACCTCTACGACTACGACAGCGCCGAGGACCTCGGTCCCGCCACCGACGCACAGATCGCCTGGATCGCCGCCGACGACCAGTCGCGCGCCGACAACATGGCCACCGGTGAAAAGGTCGACGACAACGCGGCCGGCGTCTTCTGGATCGACGCTGCGGGCAACCCGGTCCACCAGTCCTCCGTGGACCGGGACCGCGCCGTGTACATCGTCTGATCGACCACTCCCACCCCACACCCCGAAGGAGCACCCGTGAACGTCAAGACCATCCCCGCAGGCAAGGGCCGCGCACGCATCGTCGTCGACGGCAAGCAGGTCGCCGTCGTCGAGCGCCGCACCCGCGCCGTCTCCAACATCGTCGAGGACCGCTCGGTGGCCGGCGGATTCAGCCACACCAAGGGCGGATATCCGGAGTCGACGTCGACCACGGTCGTCGGCACGGAGACTGGGTGGGAGGTTGTGACACACGATGTCCCGGGCGCCGAGGTGATCGCATCCGGCCGCACCCGCAAAGAGGCCGTCCAGCAGTACATCGACAAATGGCTGTGACCAGATACGACAACAGTGCCCCCGAACCTGATGGTCCGGGGGCACTGTCACATCGAAGGCCAGCCCCGAAGGGCTGGATCTGACTCCACTCTCAAGGGGAACACCAACAACCATCCCTCAACGAAGGCCCGGCCACGAGGACCGGGATCTGGCTGCGGCTTCTGAGTCGAAAGTCAACGACCATCCCTCAACGAAGCTGTCACCGACTGTAGCGGGCGGCACCTGGGGCCGCTAGTCGTCTGGCTGATCGACTCCCGAGGACCGCGCCCGGCTGATACCGTCAGCGGCGTGGTCCTCGGTCTCCGCCGGGTTCCATTGCAGAGTAGCTACTGCTGAGCAACGTGATCCTCGGATCGCGCGACTCTCCCCGGCTCCGGCCGGGGCTCCATTGCAGAGTACTTCTCGCGGTGCACGAGAGCGATCTCGTAGCCACCTTCCCGGCGGAGACCGAGGGCCACGTCTATCTCAGGAGTCCCGATGACCTTCTGCCGCGGCGACCGCGTCCGCGTCATCGAGCTCGATGCCCCGGGCTGGGTGGTGGGTGACCTCGGTGAGCTGGTCACCGTCGACCTTGTGGACGGGGATCGGATCTCGGTCACGCCCGTGATGCTCGAACACCTGGACTGAACAATCGGTGGTCAGCACAACCCCGCTAACTCGGCTAGTCATGCAAGCATTCGCGTTTCAGTGCTTGCAATCGTGTCGGTTTGATGTACCTTCGCAAGCATGACCGAGAAAGCATCGCAGGACAGCACGTCGTCGGCTCAATCCGCTGGTGGGGTCGCTCGATCGAAGAAACTCACACGAGAGGAACGCTCCGCTATCGCGCGCAAGGCTGCCGCGGAACGGTGGTCATCCACTGCAGTGCCGGCCATCGCAGGTTCCGACGACAAGACCCTCTCGATCGGGGGCGTTGAGATTGAGTGCTACGTCCTCGAGGGCGGCACGCGCGTAGTAACCCAAAAGTCGTTCATGCAGGCCATCGGACGTGGGTTCCGTTCCGGGGAGGCAAGCGACGACCTACCCCCATTCCTGTCCTCCCAGAGCATTCGCCGCTATCTCACACCGGAGATCATCGAAGCTGCACGGCCAGTCACCTTCACCCTGCCCCGCGGCGGCCGCGCAAAGGGCTATCGGGCCGAACTCCTCCCGACAGTCTGCGAGCTATACCTCAAGGCGCGCCAGGATGGCGCTCTCCCCTACAACCAGGAGCGAGTAGCCTCACAAGCTGAGGTTCTGGTTCGTGGGCTGGCTCAGGTCGGAATCATCGCACTCGTTGATGAGGCCACCGGGTACCAGGAGGTGCGAGCACGTGATGCACTTGCAAAGATCCTTGAGGACTTCGTCGAGAAGGAATTGCAGCCATGGACGCGCACTTTCCCTGCCGACTTCTATAAAGAGATGTTCCGGCTGCGCGGCCTTGAGTACCCACCCAAGGACCTCGCTGCCCGACCTCAGTACTTCGGATTGTTCACCAACGACATCGTCTACAAACGACTCGCCCCCGGCGTCCTTGAAGAGCTGAAACGCGTTCAACGCAAGGGGAAGACGGGAAAACCGAAGGATAAGCTGTTCCAGCATCTCACCCAGAACACAGGATATCCAAAACTCCGCGAGCACCTCGGATCAGTGGTGACGCTGATGAAGATGAGCCCCGACTGGGACACCTTCAAGCGTCACCTTGACCGCATCCACCCCAAGTACGACGAGACAATTCCGCTCGACTATGACATCAAGTAATCGGTTCTTCAACGACGAAAACCGCCCCCACCCTCGCGATGAGGGTGGGGGCGGTGTCGTTCTGGAGCCATATCGTTTAAAAGATATGGCTCCGGTGTCGTATCGTCGGCGCGGTGACCGATCGGGATGTGCTCAGCGCCGCGGGCCGGGAGTTGCGTCGACGAGCCCGACGTCGGCAGGCGGACGAGATGCTGGCCAACGGTGGGTGCCGATCAGTCCGCGTCGATGCCCCCGACGACAACCCCTGTCGGGCAGTTCATGTAGATGCCGGACGGGAAGTAGATCGGGCGGGTGAAGCTGTAGGCGTGGGTCTGGTTGGCGGAAAACTTGAGCAGGAAGAACACCGTGCCGCCCGGGCCACCGTCGCGGAACTCGATCTTCGCCTCCGCCGGGGTGCCCGCATTCTCGGTGAGAAACACCGACCGCAGGTAGCGGTACTTGCTGACCGCGTTCAGGCTCGCCGGGGACGACAGGGTGATGTTCTCGATGGCCATTACAGGTACCTCACTTTGGCGGTGCAGGACATGACGAACGCGGGGCTGGTGCCGCCGCTGTAGGACGGCGTGACCCGCAGCCGGTGGGTGACACCACCCTTGATGCGCCGCACGATCGGGCCACGCGGGAACGTGGTCGCCTGGTTGGCCATGCGGGTGGGCCAGTCGCCGTCGAGCAGTAGTGCGCCGTCGTCCATCGCGTTGAGTTGCCGCCACATGGGGTTGGCGTCGGTGAAGTCGGACTGATCGCCGACTGCGCCGCCGGTGGTGCGGATCGCGGCCTCGAAGAACACTCCCAGGGACGCCGACGCGGGCGCACCTTCGAGCGTTTCGATGCTGAACTCGTACACCACGTCTTCGGCGGCTTCGGCGCGGATCGGTGGCAAATAGAACGTGGAGGTCGCGATCTGGTCGATACGCGGCCCACGCTGCCCGGACAGGAGAATGTTCTCGCAGACGATCACAGCGCCACCGCCTTGAAGTAGGCCAGGTTCACCCAGGCCGGGGAGCCTGCCACCTGGAGTCGGTTGTAGACCTCGATGCCCACGTTCATGCCTCCCTTGAACTGGTTGAGTGTGTGCGGATGTGGTCCCGACAGCGCTTGCATGGTGGCATCCGGCTGTGGTGCACCTTCACTATCGGTCGCGAGGGTGCCGAACCCGAGGCCGTTGACGCGCAGCCCGTCGTACTTGCCGGTGGTGGCATCGAACACCGCCTCCACGTCGAACAGGTTGCGTTTGGCCTCGTTGAATCCGAGGTCGATCGCCGCACCCGGTACGTCGATCCACGTCGAGGCGGGGTCGCCGTTGACCTGGAACTTCGACACTCGTGTGCTGGTGGCCTCGTCGTAGTTGAGCCACCGGATCTTGAAGAACCGACGTTCGCCGTCCGGGTCGCACTGATCGAGGCCGAAGTCGACGTTGCGGGGGTAGTTCTCGCCGCCCTCGCTGCCGTAGGCGAACTTCCAGTGCGCGTACACCTTCCCGAGCACCGGGCCGCGCGACAGGCGCTTGAACGCCGCCCCGTACCCCTGGGTGCCCTCACCGATGGACGACTGGTAGCCGGTGCCCACACACAGCGAGTACGGCGACTCATGCACAATGCGCGAATCGAGGTAGACCACCCCCGCCCCGACGTTGCCGTTGAGCAACTGCACCCAGTTGCAGTGGCCGGTCGCGAAGTTGTCTTCGGCGATGAGGCCAGGTTCGCGTTTGTTGATGGCGTGTACTTCGCCTATCACGAATGTCATCTCTCAGTCTCCAATCTCGGCGATGGCGCCAGTGGGTGTGCGGGTGATGGTCATGGCGGTCGAGCCACGCGTGTAGCCGCTGATGACCCCGGTGGCATCGCGGGAGTAGGTGGAGGTGACGCCGTTCTCGGTCACCGACGCCACCCGGCCGGCGGCATCGCGGGTGATGACTACGCCAGGAGTTATGGGAGCATAACGACTGTCGCCGACCTCGGTGGTGAGGAACAGATCGGGGTCGGCGGCGGGCGGGCCCTCGTACATCTCGCGCAGGGCGCGCAGGCTCCAGGTGCCGGTGTCGTCGGGGACGACCACCTTGTACGCCTTCTCCGTGCCCCAGATGCCCTCATCGGACTCGAGGCGCTCGATGACGTCGTACTCGCCGGCCGGAATGTCGGCCGCCGAGTAGGTCGAGCTGGCGACCTCGATCGGATAGGTGATCTTGACGAGGGTCTTGCCGCCGCCTGCCGAGCGCTGTCGGGTGGCGGTGAGCGCGATTGTCCCCGAGACCACCGCGTCGCTGTCGGGGGTGGTGAGAGTGTCTGCGAGAGTGGCCATCAGGTGGTCTCCTCTGTGATGGTGTACCCGAACCGTGCGAGGACGTCGGCGTGGTCGTGGATGTCGGAGAACTGGAACAACGCCCACCCGTCTGGGTCGACAGCGGTGCCGTCTGGGGTGGCGGCGAATACCTCGGCGGTGTGGGCGACGTTGGTGATGGCCACGCCTGGGGTGTCGGGGATGTCGGCGAGTGGGGTGCAGTCCCGCACCACCACATGGTCGACCGCTCCCAATGGTGGGTCGAGTTGGTACAGGGCGGACACTCCACCCCATGCGACCATTGCTTCGGTTTCGATCTTGGTTGCCTGGTTCACCATACGATCACCGCCACGAGTGCTCCTCCTCCTGCTCCGCCGTTGCGGGCTGTGCCCAATCCTGTTGTGCCGCCTTGCCCGCCGGGGCCGCCGGGGAATCCGCCCGGCCCACCTTCGGAGGTGGCACCGCCGAATGCACCCGACGCCTCACTGTTTCCGCCACCGCCGCCGCCTGCGCCGGTGATGTCGATGCCGGTCGTGTCGCCGTTCTCGCCCGCTCCTGCGGGGGCTGTGCTGGTGCCGGTCGTCGGACTACCTCCGAGTGGACCCGCACTACCCGCGGGGCCGGTCTCCTCGCACAGCGCCCCCGGATGCCCGGGCGCATTGAGCACCGCGGTCCGACCCGAGTACGTCTTGATGAACCCCGACCCATTCACCGGTGACTCCAGATAGGTGCCGAACGACGCCACCCCCGGCCCAAGGATGTTGTGTGCCCGACCGAGAGGCACCGTCAACGCCACGGTCGACGGCAACGCGTCCGCTGGAAACTCCGAGTACGCATACCCGCCGCCGAACGCCCGCGACCCCGAGTCGAGACGCTGCGCATCCTGCCCGCCACCACCGGCCCCGATGCACACCACACCAATCTTCACCGCCCCAACAGGTTTGGTCCACGTCGTCGAGGACGTGTAGATGGTGCGCACCCCGCCGGTGATCAGCGCGTCCACCTTGTTGTTCGCCGCCAGCGCGGCTGCCGACGCTGACGACACAGCAGTGGCGTTCGCCGACACGTTCGCCGTCGTTGTCGACTTCCACCCGAGCAGGCCGGTGAACCAGTCCAACACCCCAGCGACCGCCGAGTTGATCGGCGTCACCACCAAACCGTTGAAGATGTCAGCGATCTGATTGACCATCGTTGACATCGACGCCCACCCGGTCGCCACCTGCGACGCTGACGGAATCAGCCCCGCCGCAACACCACCCACGACCTCAATCAACTTCCGCAACGGCGCGAACAACGCCTGGATCGCCAGCAGCACCGAGTTGTCACCGGCGTACTCACCCTTCATCGCATCGAACAGTTCCTCGAACGACGCCCGGATGCCCTCGATCGTCTCGCCGATCAGCTCCTCGAGTGGCCCGTAGTCGCCCTGGAACACCGCGACTACGGCATTGACGAGCTCCCGGATCGCCCCGAACACGTCACCGATCGGGTTGTACTTGGCGCGCCACTTCGCGTCGAGGTAGTCCTTCCAGTCCGCCTCGGTCATCTGAGAGAAGGCGCCCAGTCCGAACCCGTTGATCGACAGCTCAGGCAGGTCGCCGCCGGGGAAATTCGGGGTACTCACGCCGCTCCTCCGATCAGCCAGGCCAGGCGTGCAACCTGGCCGCCCGACACGTAGTCGGTTGTGTGCCTTGTCCCGAGGTAGCCCTGCGCGTAGTCGAGCGCGGACACGAGATCCGCCCACCGCCACGGCTGCCACCACGCCTGCGACCGCTGGCGGGCCGCGGTGTGCACGACATCGCGCGCCCACCGATCCGCGGCCTCCGGCGAGCGCACCGACATCCACTCCGACACATCGGCGATCGACCGCAGCGGCGACCCCAACGGCAGATCTGCGATCGGATCGCCGGCCGCCCACAGCCGCCACGCCGGCCAGTGAGCAGGCACCGACAGAGCTCCTGCGATGCCGGACCGGCCGAGGTGCAGCGGCTGGTGTGGGTCGCCGAGTGTTGCCACCCCGACCACCTCGAGGTCCGGACGCCGCGGCAGGACCTCGCGCGCCACGTTCACCGCGACCGCCGCGCCCTGCGAGTAGCCGCCGATGACCACCCGGTTCGGCGAGTCCTCGATGGCCTGCGTCATCGAGGCCACCCCCGCCGCGACCGAGTCGCCATACGCGACGTCGCCAACCCCAGTTGCCGGGCCGAACGTGGCTGGATACTCGGCGAACGTCATCCGCACACCAGACCCGGCCAACTCCAGCCGGAGCGCCTGCGACACCGCAGATCTCGCGCCGGGGCGAGACCAGGTGCCGTCACACCAGATGAGGTCAGTCATCGCGGCGCACCTCGTCGGGGTGATACTTGGCGATCACGTGCTCGGTCCTGGCAACCTGCGCGTAGAGGTCGCGGCTGACCTGGCGTGCCTGCTCCCGATCGACGCGGATCTCGTCGCCGATTCGCGCGGTCCGACGATCCAGCCCGAGCAGTGCCGCCTTGATCTCGTCGATGTCGTCACGCAGGTTGGTGTCGTGCGAGTTCTTCACCTGCTCCTTGACCGCGCCGACATTCTCAGCGAGCTCGGTGTGCTTGGACGCCGCGCGACGAGACTGAATCCACAGCCCGACAACGGTCACAGCCGCCGGGATCGTGACGATCGACAGCCACACAAGCAGCTCCATCCACGACGTCACCTCGTCGGGCCCGGTCACCGCACCAGGCTCGCGGAGTCAGAGTTGCCGCGCGACGCCAAGGAGGTCAGCACCGAGACCGCTGTCGCCACACCGACGATGGCCCCGCCTGCCGCCCAGTCGATCGCCTCAACCGAGGTCGCGGTGAGCACTGCGGCCGCCGACTGCGCCGCCGTCTTGATCGCCCGCTCGGCCAGGTCGAGCCAGAAGGTCTTTGTCCACATAGTCACGCCTTCCGCTCGACCTTCACCGCGCCCGACGGGTCCCACAGCAGCGAGCCGTGCTCGAAGTCCTGCCGTCGACCGGTCCCGTCGGCGTACTCGTCGGAGATCGGCCAGCCGAGAGGCCCGTCCTCGTAGCCCTCCTTGGCCCAGCGGTCACCGATCACGCCGTGGACGAGATCGCCAGCCAGGTCGCCGCCGTCGCGGACGTAGAGCACGCCGCGCTGGAAGGCCTGCACCCCACCACGATCGAGCACCTTGTGCACGCGCACCGGATACCCGAGCTTCTGCTCCCAGCCGCGCGCGGAGAATGCCTCGTAGATCCCGCCACGAGGGATCGCATACGCGCCCGTCTGCGGGTGCCAGTAGATGACGCCGTGCTCGAACTCGGCGAACCGACCCACGCCGTCCTTGCACTTCTTCTCGCCAGTGTGTAGCCGCTTGCCGATCCACGCGCCGGCCACCTTGGCCTGCTCGTCGATCCGATTGACCACGGGGACGGCCACCGGTGCTGCACCTCTGAGCTCAGCCTGCACGCGGGCAACATCCGAGCGGAAGGTGTCCATGTTGATGCCCCCCGGGTCCCACTTGCCCTGGATGGCGGCCCACTCCTTGTGGCCGATCACCCGCGACGACGGCAGGCCCAACTTGTTCAAGATCGCGGCTACGCCACGCACATACGAGCGGTATTGTGCGGCAGGCCATCCTGAGGTGCCGTCGTTGGCGGCCTCGATACCGATCGTCACCTGGTTGGCGTTGTTGGTCGAGATCCCGGGCCACGATCCGGAGCCTGCGTGCCAGGCGATGCCGACGCCACACAGGGTGTACTTGCCGTCTCGGCCGAGGTGGAGCTGCGAGGCCAGCCCGAGGTCGGGGTGGTTGGCGATGCTGCCTGCGGTTGCACCGTTGCTCCCGGTGTGGTGGGCGATGACCCCCCAGATCGAGCCGAAGTCGCCGTGACCTCGGTCCATCGCGCCGGGGTAGATGTCGCATGTCAGGCCAGCCGCGCGTAGCACGTCGGGCAGCCAGGTTGGGTCAGCCATCGTTTGCCTCCTCGAATAGGCATGGGAAGATCCCCACACCCGTTTGGGTGCAGGGTGTTTCGGGTGGTTCGAGCTACTTCTTCTTGCGGGACTTCTTCCGGCGGTCAAGCTCGGCCATGTAATCGGCCTGCTGCTCCCGGGCGAGGCGTTTGTACCGGTCACGTGGGTCCTCCGGCGCCGTAGCGGCGTCGTTGTACACCCACTTCCCCGCGCTGCGCAGATCCTCCGGTGGCACATACCGTTTGATCGGCTCGGCGATCACCCGGGCGCCACCCTCCAGCATGTGGATCGCGACCTCGCGGTAGTAGTCGGCACCCATCACCAGCGGGGCGCCGGTCACGCCCGGCAGTGCGACGAACATCGCTGCCAGGGCGAGGATCTGGGCCTCTTTCTGCTCGTCTGACAGGTCGGCGTACTCGACGGATTGCATGGTCAGAACACTCCCAATTCCTTCGTGGCGTCTTTCAGTTCCTCGACCTCCGACATCAGGCCGACCAGCGGGTCCTCATCGGTGGTCGACGTGCCGAACTCAAGCTCCCACTGGGCGAAATGGCCGTTCTCCCAGTCCAGGATGGCCTTCATCGCCCGCTCGACATGGATCTCGCCCGACTCGTCGCCCGCGATCTCCCACGACCCGCGGTCACCCTTGTACAGGTGCCCGGTCCCGGCCCACCCGACCACGTACGGGCCCGTGTTGTGGGCGTCGACCGTGACCGACTTCCACTCCTTGGTGACGTACACCGCGGTGCGCAGCACCATGAGCGAGCTCAAGGTGTACGCCTTGCCGCCGGAGTCCATGAAGAACTCCCACAGGTGCGAATCACCCTGGTGTTGCAGCCGACTCAGCAGTTTCGCGCTCATCCACGCCGCGACCGTGTCCTCGTAGAACGGCTTGAGCAGGGTATCCACCGACCCGCCGATCGACCCGACCTGCAGCTGGTTACCGATGATGTCCCCGAGGGCCTGAATGCCCGCCGAGATCGCCTCGTTCACCCCCGGCATCGAGTGGCCGCCGGTGTTCATGATCACACCCTTGGCCGGACCCGACGCGAAATCGGTGTCGGCCATCCCTGGCATGTCGGCCGGGAAATGCACGGCCGGATGGGACTTGGTGGTGCCCAGCCAGTCGCTGAACAGCACCGCCGGCGGCGAGTCGGTGACCAGCTCCTGCGTTGACTCGAGGAAGTCGGCGGTGAACTCGCGCGCGGTCCGGGTCAGGCCGTCGAAGGCGGTGCCGCCGTTGGCGGTCCCCTCGAGCTGGCCGGACTTGTCGACGATGTCGACGACCATCGCGCCGTCCTTGATGTCGGCGCCCGGCCACGGCTCAGGGTCGCCGGCACGCCACCGCCGGGTGACGACCGACAGCTCACAGTCGGCGAGGATCATCTTCGCCGCCTCGTGCCACGTTCGCCACCGAGAGGTGAACAGACACCACGTGGTGCCCGCGGCCATGTCCTGGAGGAACGTGGTCGGCTTGATCACGATGTCCCATGTCGACATGTCCAGTCCGTCAAGCCAACTCATCGGGTTGAGCGGGTCATCCGGCACCTGCCACAGCGACGAGTAGAGACGCAGCAGGTTGAGGAACAGGGCCGTTTTCAGCACCCAGATACTGGGTCCGGCCAGCAGGAAGATCCGCGGGAACTGGAAGACCGCCGGCAGGAACGGATTCGACCAGCACTGGACCCATTTCAGGTCCTCATAGTCGGTGGTGAACGTGACCTCGAGGACACGCTTCCCGCGCTCACGCCGGACGTGCTTCTCCAGCATGCGCCCGGACACCCGGACGCCGTTCTTCTCGACGTCGACGTGGACATTGTCGCCCTCGCCCCGCGCCCGACGGGCCTTCTGATCTGCGATCCACTGCGCGACCGGGTGGTCGAACGGGATCCGCACCATGATCTGGCCGGTGTCGTTCTCGATGTCCTCGACGTGGAGCTTGTTGACGTCCAGCAGTAGGTGCGTGAGCCGCTGATAGCTGTCGAAGAGGAAGATAACCGGCGGCATCGCCTTGACCTCGGCGAGCTTCCGCTCCTCCTCGAGGGTGGCCGCCCAGATCTGCTCGCACTGCTCCTCCAGGCTGGCGCCGAAGTCGACTGTCGCTGTCATTCGAGCCCCCAAGGTCGGGACCAGCGGCGCGGCTGGATCAGTTCGGCACGTGCACCGGTGGCCGGGGCGCCGGTCACCGAGATCGGCACCTCCTGGCGTTGCGTGTACGGCGGGATGTCGTACTGCAGCCACTTGCCCTGCATACGCGCGAGGAAGTTCGTGCTCCCGCCACCGAGTGCCGTCGACGCGTGGAGCCTCTTGCGGTCACGCGTGAGGGTGAGGCCGCCGTCGGTGGAGAGGATCTCAGGCAGAGGCAGCGTCCGGTCGGGATGCTTACCGCCAGGGATACGGTGCTTCGGCTTGCCGGTCCACGAGTTGTCCGGCAACGTCCAGATCCCGCGCGTGAGGGTCCATGTCTGGCGCATCGGTCGGTCGGTCGGATTCCACACCTCGACCGTTCCGCTCCCCGAGGTGCCCGACGTCGTGAACGGGGAGACCCAGTCTTGGCCCTCCCACATCGGCTGGTACGCCCGCAGCAGGTACTTGACGTTGAAGTACTCCTCGTCGATCCGGTCGTCACCGAGGTTGACCTCGGGGGCCTCCGACATCTGCACGGTGAGCATGCGCACCCCCGACAGCGCGGTCTTCACCACCAGGCGGGCATGCTTGAATGTCGTGTCCCACCAGTCGGTCTCGGATGCGAACGCCTTGCGGAAGTCCGACTCGAGCTGCCCGGGCGCACCGCCATACTCATCGTCGAACAGGTGGAATCCGATGACGAGATCGCGGATCCCGTAGTCGGTGTGCACCCACGACCCACCGATGTCGTCTGCGTCCTCATCGGACTCGACGGTGATCGGTGCGTCGTAGATGCCGTCGACCTGTTCGGCCGCGATGATCGCACCCTGGCGGCCGGCGAGTGGCCCCGCCACATCCCAGCGGGTGCCGTCGACGCCCAGCAGGCTGATCTCGATGGCGGTCATCGGCGACGCCGTCCGCTGCCGTACCGGGTCATCCCGAGCCGCGCCTCCCGACGCCGCTCGGCGTAGAACGCCGCCTCGTCGCGGAAGGTGGCATTGATGACGGTGGTGCCACCACCGCCGACGCCCGCTCCTGACATCGCAAGCTCCTTCACCGTACTGATTGCGTCGGCCGCAACGTCCCACTGGGACTGCTCGAGGATCGGCTCGGGGCCACCGGTGGCGTTCATCGTCAGATTGAGGCCCTCGGGTAGCCATCCGCCCTGGTCGTACCAGTGCGGGCTGCGAGACTGCCACAGCTCCCACGCCTTCGACGGGGTGCCGTAGTCCGGCCGCTGCTTGATGTACTTGGCGGTCGCCCGCGCCTGCACCGCGACGTCGTCCGACTTCGCCTCCCCGACCGTCGCCCACGTCGTGTCGAGAAACTGCCCGACGCCGAACGCGGTCGATGATGGGTTCTGCGCCAACGCATTCCATCCGGACTCGCCGTTGAACAGGCGCAGGGTATCGAACCACTGGTTCTGGTCGCGCCATCCCGGGTAGCTCGCCCACTCCTTCCAGAACGCCTCCTTGGCGCCCGGCGACCCGGCGGCGATACCGCCCTCGGGGACATCGGTCGGCATGGTGGGCTCGACCGGTGTCACCACGGCCGGGGTCACCTGAGCCTGCGGTGTCTGCGAGCTGTCCGGGGTCTCCGGGGCGGCGGGCGTCTGCGCGTTGGGCGCCGCCGGAGTCTCGGCTGGGGGTGTCGCCGAGGTCTGCGCGGTGTCCGACGACTTGATCGTGTACCGATCCGCCAGATCCAGCCAGTCTCCGACGCCGACGATGTCGATCAACGAGTCCGCTGCGATGCCACCAAGATCGGTGAACAGCTGCTTGAACCGGTCGCGGCCCGAGAATGCCCTCTCCGGCTCGGTCGGCGTGGTCGGAGTCGTCGGCGTGGCAGGGGTCTCCGGAATCGGGGTAGGCGTGGACGGATCGGTCGGGGTCGCCTGCACAACCGGCGGCACAGGTCCGAGATCCACTGTCGCAGCGCCGAATGCGGACGACTGACGGGTGTGCACGTGGTCCTGATGGCCGCCATAGTCCGCCGCGAAGTAGCTGCCGCTGGTATCCGCCGAACGACCGGCCCACCCCGACTTCTTCCCGGTGCCTGGGTTCTGCCAGATGATCTGCTCAAGGCCGTCGAAGTTCGGCGCGATCGACATCAGGTGGTCGGCGAAGCCCTGCATCGCGTCGACCGTCCCCGACCAGTCGATGCCGCGGTTGAGGTGCTGCGGATTCGGCGCATACCCAGCCTCACCCCGGTCGGATTCCTGGTGGCCCGGGTAGGTGGAAGGCTTGACATCGAACTTCTTGCCAAGCTCGGTCACCCAATCCGGAAATCCGCTGCCGCCGTAGCTGATCGAGGTGCCAGTCGGCAGCCCGTATGGCTCCCCGACGCGACCGCCCGAGGCGAACCCGGGCAGCATGCCGTGCAGGTAGTCCGCCGACGGCACCCAACCCGCGTTGAGGGCCGCCACCACGGCGTCGCCGCCGGCATCCATCGCCGACTCCTTCACCACACCCTCGCGGTTGGACACGAATGCCGTTGGCATGCCGGTCAATCGGTCGATCCCGAGGATCGAGTCAGAGGTGCCCGTGCCGGGCCCGTACAGCTTCCCGTGCTTGTCGACGCCAGCCCGGCCACCACCGGCCAGCATCGGCAGATCCGGGGTGTTGACGTTGAAACTGACCTCTTTGTTGATGATCGGGATGGTGAATTTGAAGCCAAGGGAGAAGTCATTCCACTTCGCGATCACCCAGTTGATGGCGTCGCGGAAGGTGTTCTTGATCGGGTCGAACAGGCCCGCCACTGCCGACTTGATTCGGCCCGGCAGTCCGGTGAAGAAGCCGATGACCTCATCCCACTTCTGGGCGATCCAGTCCTTGACCGCACTGGCGCCGTCCCTGAAGGTATCCCAGATCGTCGACCCCAGGTTGGCGATGAAGTTCCACACCGCCTGGAATCCGGCCTTGATCTGATCCCAGTACTTGACGATGACCGCGACCGCGATGCCGATGGGCCCAGTGAGGACGGCAAGGATTGTGCCCCAGTTGTTCTTGATGAAGTTCCACACGAACTCGAAGGCGGCCTTGATGCCATTCCACGCCGCGGTGAACACCGCCTTGACCGTGTTCCACACGGCCTCCCACGCGGTCTGAAACCAGGTGGTCTTCGTCGCAATGAGCACGATGGCAGCGATCAGCGCCATGATGCCGACGACGATCCAGGTCATCGGGTTGGCGAGCAACGCCGAGTTCAGCGCCCACTGGGCCGCGGTCATCACACCGGTGGCGACAGCACCGGCCACCATCGCCGTCTTCTGTGCGACGAACGCGATGCCCTGCGCGGTCAGTGCCGCGACAGTCCGGGCCGAGGACGCCACCCAGGCGCCGGCCACGACCGCGCCCTGCATCACCGCGGACGCGGCAGTCGCGACGAACGAGGCTACCGCCTGCGCCTTGAGTGCGACCCACGCCGCAGCCGACCGGACGCCCGAGGCGACCCAGGCGGCGGTCGTGGTGGCAGCATTGGCGACCGCCGACGCGGACATGGCAATCCAGCCGCCCACCGTGCGATAGCTCGCCGCCAGCTGGGTTGCCGCCGAGCGGGTCGCCGCGATCCCGGTCTGGGCCCAGCCGACCGCGGCGGTGATCAGTGCGGGCGCCAGCGTCACACCGAGGATGCCGGCAGTAACGCCGACCGCGACACCGTTGTCCTTGACCCAGCCGGAGAAGTCCATGACGGCTGTCGTTGCCTTCGCCACAGCGTCGTTGAGGCCGCCCTGCAGCGAGCGCTTGAACTCCTCGAGCTTCGCGGTGCCGTTGTCGTTGAGGGTCTCGCCCATACGCTCGGCAGATCCAGCGAAGCCCTCCATGTTGTTCTGGCCGCCCGCCAGGCCCTCCAAGAACGCGGGGATCTGATCGACCGACAGATCCTCGAGCGGCGTGCCGAACAGCTGGACCGCGGTATTGGCACGTTCGGCCGGATCGGTGATCTGCAGCAGGCCTTTCGCGGTGTCCTGCAGCGCCTTCTGTGCTCCGGGCCCACCCTCGGCGATGGCCTTGCTCATGTCCGTGGCGTTGAGGCCGATGTCGGCGAAGGCCTCGGTGAGCCCCTCGTCCTGACCGGCCGACACCGCGATGAGAGAGAACTCCTTGAGTGCGTCGCCGGTCTTGTCGAGGGCGAACTTGCCCTTCTGGCTGGCGTTGACCAGCAGGTTGAACGCCTGCTCGCCGGAGAATCCGAGGCCCTGGAAGTTGACCCCGTACTCGTGGAGGATCTCGGGGAGTTCCCCGCGCATGGCCGCCGGGACCTTTTGGAACGCAGTGGTCATCAGGTCGAAGCCCTGGGTGGCGTCCTTCACCAGGCCGGTCGACATGAGCGTGGAGACCGTCTGCACAGACTCCTCGACCTCGGTGCCGAACGTGTCGGCGAAGCTGAGGGCGGTCTCGGTGACACCCTGCATCGAGTTCCGGCCGGACTCGGACAGGCCCTTGAGACTGGACGTGACGATGCCGACGGACTCGGAGACCTGCTCCATCGACTCGCCGAAGTTGGCGCGGTAGATGTCGGCGGTGAGCTTGCCGTACTTCGCGGCCTCCGTCGGGCCCATGCCGAGCGAGGCCGCCAGCTTGTCGTTGATGACCTCGGTGTCCATGTTGGACGCGATGCCCGCGGTGATCGCAGCCCCGAGCCCGGCCGCACCCAGTGCGGCGCCCTTGAAGTCGCCGAGGAGCCCCTTGAGCTTCTCCCCCAGGCCCGACAGTGCCGACCCGCCTTCCTCGGCGGCGTCGTTGCTCTCGTCCTGCGCGTTGGCCGCGTCACGCTGGGCATCGGCGAGGCGGCGCTGGGCATCGGTGAGATCCTCGGACGCGGCACGCGCGTTGCGGGTCGCCTGGATCGACCGGTCGTTCGCGACGCGCAGACGCTCCTGGGCCGCCAGGTATCGCGAGCCACTGGTGATGCCCTTGTCACGGAGCTCCTGGAGCTTGGCCTCCTCGATCCGCACCTTGGCCGACGCGGCGACTTCGGCCTCGCGTGTCTTCGCGACCGCGTTGGATGCCTTGGCGACAACGGATTCGGCGCGCTTGAGGCCGTCGGCGACACCCTGCCCCATGTCCTCGCCGGCCTGCTGGCCCGCCTGACGCAGTCCGCCGAGTCCGCGCGAGACCGTAGCGGCCACGCCCTGCATCGAGGGGATGATCTGCAGGGTTGCCCAGCCGACTGTTGCCACCGATCAACCTCCAGATCTCTGTGAGCGCCGTCGTCGACGGTCGTCACGGCGGGCTTTCGCCCTCGCGTAGGCCGCGCGCTTCGACTCGTTGCGCACGGCGTTGGATCGTTTGCGCTGTTCCGCGCGCCAGGGATGCATGTCGGGGGCCTTCTTGCCGACTCGCTTCTTCACGAGCTCGACCCACAGGTCCGACAGCAGATAGTGCTCAAGGGACCAGGGTTCGTGGCCGCCATTCTCCGAGAAAGCGAGCGCAGATTCCCTGGGTAGGAATCGGATTCGGACCCACACCATCCGCAGGGTGAGGTTGGGTCCATCCGGATTGAACGGCCTCCACAGGTCGGCCAGATCAAGGCCGTGGAAGCGTGAGAGGTCAGCCTCGATCTCGTCGCCCTTGAGCTCAAGGGCGACGAGGAGGCCGGTCAGTTTCCCATGGAGTCCATGCCGAGTTCGGCGGCCAGGCGATTGCCGAAGTCGTTGAGATCGTTGATCGTCGGGTTCAACTCCATGAACGCGTCCCACTGCTCCTCGCCGAGGACCGCCTCGATGGCGTCGATGTGCTCACCGCGGGTGAAGTGACGGGCGGCGCGGACCGGCCAGTCGCCCTGGTGCGCGGGCACTGCGAGTGTGATCGGGACGCCCTTGACGGCGACCTCGATGTCGAGGAACTCGATGCCGCCGGCCTCTCGGCGGCGTGCGTTGTCGCCAGACTGAGGCTTCTTCGGCTTCCGGTCCTGCGGTTCGGGTGCGCCGGCTGGGCGAGCCGCCCGCTTGACGGGCTTCTTCGCGGGCCGCTTCGCCACTCGCTTGGCGGCAGGCTTCGGAGCGTCCTCGAACTGGTCGAAGTCGTTGTCGTTCATGAGTGTGCAGCTCCCTTGGTGTTGAGGTCGCGCCAGACTTGGGGCGCAATCGCGGCGACGATGCGTGCCGCGTCAGAGATTCCGCGCTGTTCGAGCGCGGCGATGTGCTCGGAGATCCGGTCGGAGAACGCCTCGGCATCCTGAGCGGTGCGGGTGGACTCGGCCTCGACCGCAGCCTCCCGCCAGGTTTCGCGGACGATGTCGACGAGCCGTTTGTAGTGGCGGGGCGGGACCCGGGTCGCGCCGGGGTCGACGAGACCGAGTTCCCTTGCCGCTTCGAGCAGTTCGGCCTGCGAGGGAATCCTCTCGGGCGGTGGTGTTTGCATGAGGTGCCCCTGTGCAGCATGTGCAGCGCGGGTAGAACCTGCCGCCTGGTGGGCTGCACTCCACCAGGCGGCAGGGTCCTATGCGGCTGCGACGGTGACGCCGGGAGTGGTGCCGCCGGTGAGGCTGGCACCGTTCGCGGTGAGCACACCCTCGGTCGGGGCTGCGATGGTGTAGGCGCCGGCCGAGCCGCCGACGGTCCAATCGCTGGCGTCGTAACCGTCGTCGAGCGCGACGAGTGCCGACTTCACCGCACTCGGTGCGGCGTTGTAGGCGATGCCCGCGGTGGTCTTGCCCTTGTAGGTGAGGGTGAAGGTGCCGCCGGTCGGGGTGCCGGTGACCGTGGCGGTCCAGTTTCGGGTGGCCGCGCCGACGCCCTCGAATCCTTCGACGACGAAGAACACGTCGCCGTTGGGGTCGTTGGCGTGGTGCACGGTGAACTCGCGGGCCTCCTGCTCGCCCTCGACCATGCCGCCGTGCGCGGAGTTCTCGATCAGCGCGGGCTTGATGGTGATGAGGATGCGCACCCAGGTGCCGTCGGGGGTCTCGTCGCGCGAGACGTACACGGCATGCCGGTACTGGCTGCGCGGGGCGCCCCACTTACCGGACGTCGAGCCCGCCAGCGACAGGCTGCGGGTGACGTCGTTCTCCTCGTAGGCGTTGACGGTGGTGGTGACTGCGCCCTTCTTCGCCTTGCTGCGGTAGCGGGAATGCCCGAACCCGTCGTAGTGGGTGATCTCGATCTCCGGGGCGACACCGACGCCGGTGCTGGCGTCGATCAGGCCGAGGAAGTGGTCGTCGATGATCGCGTCGAGCTCATCGTTCACGCTCGCGGGGACCAGGTCCTCGATGTCGCCCACGACCGCGCTCGGCGGGATCAGGTACACCTCGGTCTCGTCCCAGATGTGGGAGGCATTCGGGTTGACGGTTGCCATGTTGTTCCCCTTTCCAAGGGCGAGATGCCCAGGCGGGCATGAAAAAAGCCCACCGAGGTCGGCGGGCCTGAAACTTGGGTCAGAGCGCGGCGGTGCGCAGGGTGATGAGCACGGTCGTGGAGGCGAAGAACGCCTTCGTCTTGTCGTCGCGGTCGTCGATGATCGACATCCCGGGGGCCACGTGGGCGATCCCGGGGACACGGCGACACAACAGCAGGCCCATCGCCTTGCCGGCGACCCTCACGGCCTCGGTGCGGCCCGCGGCGAATGCGGTGAGCCGCAATGTCGGCCGGGTCGCCACCGGCCAGGCCATCGGACCGCCGTCATTCGCGACGAGCAGGAACACCGGGTCGCTGGCCTTGTAGTCAGGCGGGATGTTCTGCCGCACCTCGACGCCCATCTCGGCGGCGAGGAACGGCTTCACGGCCGCGAGGACGTCCCGCGGCACCCACACGGTCACCGCTTCTTCACCTGCAGACCCAGTCGCGCTGCGGCGCGGGTGAATGCGCCGCGCTTGGCCTGCATACCGAGGCCGCCCGGATGGGCGATGACGACGTTCGCGCCCGCGCGGTCGAGGACGTAGGGGTAGACCTGCACTTCCATGTCGTCATCAACGATGTCGCGGACGCCGTCGGCGATCTGCTCGGCGGCCTCGCTGACGACTGCGGCGACCGCATCGCCCTGGAGGATCTTGCGGACGTCGCCACGGTTGAGGTCGAACTGACCACCCTTGGCCATCAGCCCTCACTCCATGTCGCGTTGACTACCAGCCCGCCGAGATCGTCGGACTGGCCTTCGAGGCCGGCGTCCCAGGCAGGCGTATATCCGTCGACGGTGTATGTCTCGCCGCGGATCTCGAGCTCCGCCCGTGCGCCGACGACGGTGCCGAGCGGGAAGATCACCTGGACCGTGGTGGTCAGTCCGTTGCGGATGAGCGTCTCGTTCTCGGTCCCGGCCACCGGTGCGACCAGGCAGCCCTCGATCTCAACCGAGGCCAACGGTCCGCCAACCGGGTTGTTGTCCTCGTCGACCACGCCCGGGTCGGGCGTGATGACCTTCACCACCTCAGGCATGACTCACCCCCGAACTTCCATGTCGGCTGGTCACCGGTGTTGAGACCCAGCGCCTTGCGGTGCTGGTCGGTCAGTCGGAGCCTGCCGAATTGGCCGGCGTCGAAGGTGGCCGACTGGTTGAACGGCCCCTTCGCCTCGGCGAAGGCGAGCTTGCCTCGATGGCTCGGGGCGATCGCCATCGCGTCGGCGACCATGTCGACCGACACCCACCGCGCCGCCTCGGCGAGGTTGGGGTCGGCGGCGATCCGTTCGTCGATGTCCGGCGCCTCCTGGCGGATGAACATCGCAGCGTAGCCAAGCAGTGTCGTCGCGCGGCCCTGCTCGGCGGTGGCCAGTGGCCGCCAATATGCAGCAAGATGCTCCGGCGTCGCGAAGTCGGCCACTGGTCACCCCCCCCTCAGTCGAACTCGGCGATGAGGTCGGCCTTCGTGCTGTCCTCGGCGAGCTGGCGGTCGATACCGTGCGACACGGCGTACTCGACCCATGCCTCCTTGGATCCCGATCGCGGCGGACGCTCCGGGCTTCCCGTGGCCTGCGGGTTGACGGAGGCCGGAACGTCCTCCGAGATCGGTTCGTCGTCGTCTACGTCGGTGACGGTGACCAGGCCCAGATGAGCCAGGCGGGCAGCTTCGGCCTCGGGGACCTCTACCGGCACGACCGACTGGTACTGGTACTGCACCAGCCCGTCGTCGTAGGTGACGAGGACAACCGGGGCCGTCACGATCACAGCGGTCATTAGGTCATCGCCCCCGTGATGGCGAACACGGCCTTCGGCTCGAGCACGATCGGCACGGTGACGCGGCGGGCGCGGATGCGCCACTGGTCGCGGTCGTCGTCACGGATGCTCTTGGCCTCCACGCCGACACCACCCTGCGATGAGTAGCCCGGTCCGCCGATCTTCTCGTCGGCCATGCCGCCGAGCTGGGCGGTATCGACCAGGTATGCGGTCTTCGCGGCCGGCAGATTCGGCGAGGCGAGGATGCGGACGCCGCCGATGACCGGGAAGTCGCCGGTGTACACCGGATTCGCCTTGTCCTCGCGGGCGCGGTAGGCGGCGACATCCTTGTCCGCCATGATCTTTGCCAGCATCAGATCGGTGACCACGAGAGTGTCGGGCTCGAAGCCGTCGTTCAGGGCGCGGATCTTGGCGACGCTGTCGAAGACATCCGACAGGATCTTCGCCGAGGAGCCATCCCAGACCGCGGCGGCGGCCGCACTGTTGGTGCCGTCGATGACCGAGGCGATCGCCGACAGGGCCAGCGAGTCGACGGTCTTCACCAGGTGGTTGACCTGCTTGGTCAGGGCCCGGTTGACCGGGTCCATGTTCTGCCGCGAGATCGACTCGTCGGTGACCAGCGAATCCTGGCCCCACTTCTCGGTCTTCGCCAGCTGCGGGGTGCCGTGGCTGTTGGTGGTGAGCGGGTACTCGGAGCCGGGAGCGACCGACTCGGGTGCCCGGTCGGAGAAGATGGTCTCCCCCTGCTCGTACAGCACGGCACCGCCGGACACCTGCAGGCGCGCGGTCAGCAGGGCGTCGGCGATGAACCGCTGCTCGGCCAGCTCACGGATGCGGCGCGACACCAGGGTCGGGCTGTTGAGGAACGTCGAGATGGTGACCTTGTCGCCCGAGATGGTCGGCGCGGCAGGCGGGTACGTGTAGGCCATGACAGCCCCTTTCTGGTTGGTGTGCAGCGCCTTAGCGGAAGAGCTTGACTCGGACTTTGTTGCTGGCGGCGGCGGACTCGGCGATGCCGATCGCCTGATCGAAGGTGCCGGACCCGATGGTCGCGACAGCTCCGGACGCCGCCGACACGACGAGTGCGCCCGCCGCGATCGCGCCCGATGCGGCGAGCTCGTAGACGCCGCCGGACGACACGGTCACCTTGGCGCCGTTGGCGGCGTCGAACAGTGCGACACCGTAGACCTTCGCCGAGGCCGCCGAGGTCGGAGCGACGGTGCGGGCGCCGGTGATCTCGACGACCTGGCCGGCGGTGACGGCAGCGCTGGCGGTGAACGTCTGGGCGGTGCCGGGCAGTGCGAGGGGGGAGAACTCGGCCATGATCAGGCCTCCTTACCGTGGAAGAGTGCTGCGTACAAGGCGTCGTCGGCGGACGCCTCGGAGGCGGCGATGCTGGTGCCCACCTCGGCGACCGGGATGACGTTTGCCTCGAGACCGTCGAGAACCGCGGCGGCGCCGGGGTCGGCCTTGAGCTGCTTGAGCCAGTGATCGCGGCGGCTCGCATGGATGGCGCCGTCGGCGATGCGGGCATCGACCCGGCGAGCGCGGTCCTCGTCCTCGAGGCGGGTCATTGCCTCGTCACCGCGCGCGGCCCGCACCTTGAGGTCCGCGAGTGCCGCGGCCTCGATGGTGGAGATGCCCGCCTTGGCGAGACGGGCGGCTACCGCGGCGGGCGCCTCCCCGTCGGCCGGAGCCTCGCTCTCGTCGGGTGCGGTGACCTTGTCGAGCAGCGCGGTGAAGAAGTCCTCGTCGGTTGTGTCCTCGGCGAGACCCAGGGCCTCGCGGAGCTGCGCGAGCTGGTCGTCGGTGAAAGCCATGGCGGTCTCTCCTTCCGCCTCCGCGGCCTTCACCGCGCGAGGGTAGATGTCTCGTGGACGCGACAGATCGGCCGAGTCCCAGGACTTGATGGATGTGCGATGCGAGGCAGCGACGTACTCGCGCTTCACCTCTTGCGGAGTGCCCCAGGCGACATCGCCGTCGGCGATGTCGAACGGGACGCGCCACAGCTTGCCCTCGCCCTCGTCATCGGCAGCGATGACCTCGGACGGGTTGAGGTAGATCTCCTCGATCCACCACCAGTTGTCTTTCGCGACCTCGTCGTAGAAGCTGCGCTGGACATCGGAGATGCTGACGTCGGGGCCGACGGCGGTATCGTCCGTCCCCTCCGGCGTCGAGCCGGTGTCGGTCTCGGCGGCCGAGACAGTCTTGGCACCAGTCATCGTGATTGTCACCGTCTTTCCGGTAGGTTCGGCCGCCGCCACCCCGTAGAGGCGCGCCACGTCCTGCAGAGATTCGAGTGTCCCGATCGCCGGAGACTCCACGCCGAGCAGCGCGACCGCGGTCAGCGCGAAGTCGTGGACATGGCCGGTCTGGTCGCGGTGCTTGTACGCGCCCTCGATCGACCGGTCCGGGTATGCCGACGCCATCACATCGGCGAGCCATGCGGGAACACCCTTGAAGTCGCCGAGCAGCGTTGAGCCATCGGAGGACACGCGCATGTTGTCGACCCAGCCGACCGCGGGCTCGCCGTCGAAACGAGTGTCGGTGTGTCCGAGCTTGAGCACCGGGCGCCGAACCGATGGCGAGGCGACCGCTGCAACGGCCGCCTGTAGGTCCTCCGGAGTGACCGTCCACTCGCCAGTGGACGCCGGCCACGTGCCGACCTTGATCAGCTCGACGTCCGGGATCGTCTTGAGAACAGGCGCGTTCACTCGTCCACCTCCACGTCGTCGGCGGCCGCGGCCACCGGTGGCGCCGGCAGCACGCCGGACTCGTAACCGTCGACGTCGGCGGACGGGTCCTGGCGTTGCACCGTCACCGGCAGGAGGCCGGTGTGCTCCATCGGGTCGAGGCCCACGAGATCGAGCGCCGCCTCCGGTGTGAAGCCGCTACGGATCAGCGTGCCCACCGTGAGCACCTTCGTCTGCACCTCGGTCGGCGTCGACGTCGGAGTCTCCGCACCGGTCGGCTTCGACGGCAGGCCAAGGCGATACCGAGTGTCGGTCTCGAGGGTGGCGTCCGGAGTGATCACGCCGGCGTTGATCAGCGCGGTCAGCGATCCGGCGTCGGCGACCTGGCGCGAGCCGATCTCCTCGAACACCAGGCGGGGCGCCGGTTCGTCAGCCCCGAAATTCAGGTCGACGATGTCCTCGACGATGTGCTTGTTTGCGACGTCGGCGACCCGCTCGGCCACGGTCTGCAACGTCATGGTGAAGAAGTCGGAGAACGCGGTGCCGAGAGCCCAAGATCCAGCAGCGCTCCCGAGGTTGAGAAAATGCGTCAGGGCCGCGCGGCCGATTGCTTCGTCGTGATACTGGATGACCGCGCCGATGTCGGGCAGTGCGCCCGAGACGCCCTTGAGCTCGAGCTTTGCCTCGAATGGCAGGGCTGCGCCAGACGAGTCTCCGGCGCGGTACTCGTTCGCCATCGCCTGCCCCTTGGACAGGTCGTCCTCTTCGGGCCCCCCGGTGTACACCGGGATGCCCATGCCGTTGCGCTCCATCGTCTGGGCCTGGACGCGCAGCAACTTATCCTTGATCAGCCAGTTCTTGTACGCGGGCCGCAGCATCGACTGACCGCGCCAGTCGCCGGGCGCGTTGCGGTAGCGATAGGCCACCAACTGGCGCACCGACATTCGGCAGCCCGACTGCCGAATGCCGATCAGCCCGCCATCGCGGGCCACCTCAATGTCGGTGATCGTGTTCTGTGGGCGCGGCGCCAGCTTCCGAAGGTGGTACCGGCCGTCCTCGAGGCGATACACCTGCTCGAAGAACGCGTGACCGTAGTCCAGCATCGACAGCGCCTGCTCCAGATGCTCGGACCACGAGAACCGGCCACGCGATCGGGGCACCGAATCGTCGTCGGTCCCCTCCACCGGCAGGCCGAGATCGCCAGCAACCAGGGCCACCACCTCGGGCCGGGCGCCCGCGGGCTTGATCCGCCACCGCGTGCGCATCACCGGCAGTTTCACCGCCTGCATGATTGCGATCACCTGCGAATCGGTGCGCGACATCCGCTCGTACACAGCGAGATCGAGCCCGTGCTGCAGCTCCGGGATCTCGTTGAAGTTGAAAGTGCCCAGCAGGGTGTCGACGACATACCCGCGGTCGTACGTTGCCGTCATCACCCTCCTGTCAGAACCCGGCCGAGAGCAGGCCGGATGTTTCGTTGCGTGCGGTAGACCCGGACGGGACATGCACCGGGCTCGCCGATGCTCGCTTCTTGACGTCGAACGTGCGGAGCGCCCAGTGCGCCAACGCGATCGCGATGATCACCGCCGCAAGGTCACTCTTCATCCGGTCAGCGGCCCAGCCGCCGCCCTGGAACACCCGCTTGTGCGCGGTCTCGATGGCCTCGATGATCAGCGGGTCGCCCGAATGGGTGACCGTGCCGGCCTCGATCGCATCTTCGAGCCCGCCGAACGCCTGCGCCAGCTTCTGCGCGTTCGCCGATTCCGGCTCGATCCCGCGAGTCCGCAGCTCCGGCAGCATCGAGGCCGCCGGCGAGTACGACTCGATGACCAGAGCGACCGGGTCCCAACGGCCGATCAGCCCAATCGCCGCATTCAGCACCCGCGGACCAGGTTTCGCCACCAGTCCCAGCTCGAGGTGGATCTTCCCGCCTGTCCGCACCGCACCCGCGATGTACGCATGCGACCGATCCGGCGTCATCTCGATGACAATCGCCGAGTGGCCCGGCTTCGGGAGCTCGGTGACCTGCTGCGCCTTCCATGCGTCCAGGTCGAAGATGGGGTCGAGTTCGTCGACCTCGTCGGTGGACGGCCAGTCGCCCCATCCCAGGATCTCGACGTCGAAGGACTTGCGGCCCGCCGCGGTCGAGAAGCCGCGCATCAGCTTCCGCACCTTGGTCGCGTTCTGGATCACCCCATACGACGGGTTCGCCGCCGCCCAGGCCTCCTCCGAGTCGCGATCCATGCCCGGCGGGGCACAGAACTCGGCGAAGTACAGGTCGATCTCGCCGGCCAGACCGCGTTCGCGGATCGACGCCAGCACCAGGCCGTCCTTGTGGATGTCCTGATTGACCGCCGACGACGTGTAGATCGTCTGCGGATCGGCCGCGGCGAGCTGCGCCGGCGACAACGCCGACATCTCACCGTCAGTCAGGCTGTACGCCTCGTCGTAGATGACCAGATCGATCTTCGTCAGACCGCGACCGGCGTCCGCCGAGCGGGTCGTGAACACCACCTGGCCGCCCGTGGACAGCTTGATCACGCCGCGGCCCTGCGAGCAGGTCTTCTTCGAGACCAGTCGCCGGAACGACGCCGACCGCTCGATCAGCGTGATGGTCCGCAGGTAGATGTCCTCGGCCGTCGTCCACCGCTGGGCGGTGAAGATGACCGTCTCGTCGAGCTTCAGGATGCCGAACAGGATCCGGACGATCAGAACCTCGGACTTACCGTTCTGCCGAGGGCACACGATCACCGCATCCGGGTGCGTCCACGTCCCGTCCGGGCGCCGAGACATCACATCCCGGATGCAATCGCGCTGCCACGGGAACGGACGCGACCGCAGACGGCGCGCCAGCTCGATCGCCCGATCCCCGTCGGTGTGGTCCCCGTCGAACACCGACAGATGCTGCGGCGTCTGCCGGCCCGTCAGGCCCGGGAACTCCCGCGAGATCAGATCCTCGAACTCGCCGTCGATGTCGACCGAGGTGTCAGATGCCATCGAGGTCATCCGACCCTTGCTCATCCCCTCCGCGACGCCTGTCGATCTCCACCAGCAACTGGCGGAACACCGTCGCCAACTGGCGAGCCTCCTGCGGCGCCGCATCCATGCGGATCTCCAGCACCTCCGCGTTGCCGCGACTCGGCACCAGGTGCATCCACACGTTGTCGTCGCCGGCCATCAGCGCGTGCAGCCGATCGAGGCGGTCCTTCGCCCGCGCAGCCTCGGTGATCAGCGCCGTCAGGCTCGCCGGATCGCCGTCCTGCGACAGCGAGTCGTACAGCGCCTGTCCGCCGGCACCGATCAGAGGGATCGTCACGATGCCTCCTTGGCGGGTCGGGGCTCAGCAGCCCGGGCGTCTCGCACGTGAGTCCCGGCCGCCCGTAAAAAACGCCTGACTGGCCGACCGGAGGGTCAGGGTGACCCCCCTCCGATGATTGGAGGGGGGTGGGGGTCTGAGGTGGTCTCTACCAGGGCAGGAGGAGCCATTGGGCGCGGTCGTCGCGCTCGGTGGGGGTGCCGGTCAGGGCCGGCCTCAGGTGGTCTCTGTCGCCGTTGCCGCGTGCTCGGTTGCAGGGAGCGTGGAGCAGGCGGTCGGCCTTGGTGCCGCCTTTGTCGCGGGGGTTGCTGTGGTCGGCGTCGAGGGCTTGGGTGCGGTGCATGGGCTCTCCGCACCACCAGCAGGGCGTGCCGTCGACGTGGTTGCGCAGGAGTCGTTCTCGGTCGCGTTGGTGTCGCCATCCGAGTCCGCGTTGCGTGGTGGTCTTGCGTGGTGGCACTGGCGCGTCCCTCGGTCCGGAAACGACTGAGCGACCGAGCCCTTGCGGGGTCATCGGTCGCTCAGGCGCAAGCCTAGCACTGACCCCTGACGTAAGGGGTCAGCCTGCCCGTCTGCGGCGGGCGTGTCGATGGTGGGCGTCGAGGACATCGCCCAGGCAGTAGAACTTCGTGCCACTGTCGGGGTCCTCGCGGTCGGGGGTGATGAGGTCTCGGCTGATCAGTGTGCGCAGCCGACGTTCGTTGAGCCCCTGGCCGAGGTCTCCGAGCCGGCGTGCCACGACATCGATCGTCGAGAGTGTCACCCACTGCCGGTTGGCCGCCTGCACCCGGGCTTCGTCGATCCGGGTGTAGTCGTCGGGTGGCAGGTCGATGACGGCCAGGACGCGCTGACCCCACGCCTCGATGTCGCCCGCCCAGTCGGTGCATCCCTCGGTCATGGCGAAGGTGATGATGTTGGCGCGCAACCATCGGCACATGCCGACCATTGACCTACATCCGGCGGGGATGGCGAGTGCTCTGGTCTCGCACACATGGCGGATGGCGGTGGTGAGTGTGGCGCTCAGTCCGTCGGCGACGTGCTGGGCGCCTTCGTCACCGGGTGCTCGGCCGTCGAGTTTCTTGCGCCGGCGGTACGCGGTGGTGTCGGGGCGGGTGGGTCGGGACTGTCGGGTGATGGCGTCGGCGAGGTCGTCGAGGTGTTGCTCGATGGTGAGCAGCGTTGCGCACAGCCGCTTCTGTCCGTGGCGGTCGAGGAAGAGTCCACTGCGGTCGGTCATCGCCGTCTCCGTCCGTCGGCGCGGGCTGTCCACATGGGTGGGGTGGTGGATGGTCGTGGGAGGGCACGCTGTTGCGGGGTGTCGGGCCCGGGATCGGCGGCATCCACGGAGACGTCGTCGGCGAGGTCTCGGAGCAGAACGACATCCCGATCAATCGCCACCGCGCCGTGCCGGAATCGGGGTTGCCGCTCCGGCGCCCCGATGATCTGTTCGAGGCTGCGGAATGCGTCGCCGATCTGGTTGAACGCCCACCGGATCGGGTCTCTGGCAGCAGTGACCGCTTCCGTCATCCTTTCCCACCCTTCCCACGCCTCGCGGTACTGCGCTACGGCTTCTGAGCCGGGCGTGATATTGAAGTCGATGATCGTGCCGCGGCTCGTCCGCAACGCGTGCGCCTTCATCTGGTCGCGTGTGGTTGGTCGTCGCGGTCCGATGAATGTCGACCCAGGACACAGCAGTTCGGAGTCGTCCTCTTCCGCCCGGTACTCGGCCAACTCCCGGTCGACGCTGTAGCCGACCGCGGCGACCATGCGTAGATACTCGATCCGGCTGGTCAACGGCATGCCATGCCAGTCCCGGCCACAGTGCCAACACCGCGGCTGGTTCACGTTGTGGTCATACCCGGACGACTCTTGTGCGAGTTGCTCATCGACGAGGCGATCGATGTCGTCGAGCACACGATCCTCGGGGTTGATCATTGGGCACCTGCCTGTACCCAGTCGGAGATGTGCCGTTCGACCACTTCCCACGGCGATGTGCTGACCTGAGTGACACGGTCGGCCTCGTCTTGTGCTTGCTCCCGTGTACTGAACGTTCCTCCGCCGGCCTGACCGAGGACTCGCCCCGACTTCGTGTGCCGGATTGCGTACTCGATCATCGGGCACCTGTGCTTCCGAATCCGTTGGCACCGCGCGGACTTGACCGGACGATCTCGCCCCGCGTGAAGGTGACGATCTCGACGCGGGACACGATGAGTTGCGCGATCCGATCACCAGCATCGACCTGGTAGTCATAGCCGCCCGCGTTGTGCAGGATCACCTTCAGCTCGCCGGTGTAACCGCAGTCGATCACCCCAGGAGCGTTCAGCACGAACACGGAATGCCGCGCGGCGAGACCGGATCTGGAGTGGATGAATCCCGCGTATCCGGGTGGGATGTCGACGTGCACACCGGTTCCGACGAGCACTGTCCTCCCCCTGTGGATGACTGCCGCATGGCTGGCGTGGAGGTCGGCTCCTGCGTCCCAGCCGTGCGCGCGGGATGGCATGCGGCCGCCGTTGTCGAGTTCGGTCGTGATGTTCATGCGTGGTCCTCCTCGTCGCCCTCGAATGGCGCCTCTGGGTCGATGATGGTGCCCGTGAAGTCGACGTGGATGCCGTCGACCACGAGATACCCGGTGACCCGACTTCCTGGTTCGCCGCCGTCCACGAACGCAATGACGGGAACCTCGCAGCACCAGTGCATTACGCGATGGATTGGGCGCCAAGACGCAATCCGATTGAGGATGTTCACTGGTGGTCTCCTTCGCGCTGGTATCGGTCGGCGAGCTCGAGGTCGGCGGTGTCGGCTGGGGTGATGTGCAGTTCGATGCGCGGTGAGGTGCTGGGCCCAGGGATGACCCGGCATCGTGTCTCGACGACGTGCGCCGGGTTGTCGTCGGGCCAGAGTCCTGCGTCTACGAGTCCGTCGATGCTGGCCTTGATGAGCAGGTCGAGGCTGCTGGTGTCGCGGCGGCGGCGGTCGGGGGCGTGCCAGATGGCAGTGACCACCGAGGGTTCCTGTGGTCCGACCTTGGCCAGCCTCGCCTGGATGGCGGCCATCTCCCGCATCTGCTTGATGATGCGTGCCTTCCGCGCCCAGTGGGGGCGCTCGTTGGGTCGCAGGGGTGGCCGACTGAACGGCAGGGTGATGACGACGGTCACGCTGCACCTCGCGGTGTCTTGAGCCGTGCGACGCACGGGATCTTGCGGTCGCCACCGGTGGCGAGGTTGACGCACCCCTCGTTCGGCTGGGCGTCGCACGTCGGGCAGATGCGGCTGATTGCCCCGTGTTCCTCGTATGCGTCCCAGATGGGCTCTCCATCCACGTTGGCGATCGGTAGGCCGCCCAGCTGTCGATCAGGGGGCACTACGGCGGTCGGCAATGCGGACACGGCTTCGGCTTTCTCGCGTTCGGCTCGCTCGGCTCGGATCTTGCGGGCCTCGGCGATGACATCCCCCGGCTTGGGAGTGTCGGCTCCGGCGCGCTGGTAGTGCGCTGTGACGGCTGCGATGGCGTCGGCCTGCTCGATCCCGTACGTGGCGAGGGCTTCGGCCCAGGCGAGGATGCGGGCCCGGTCGGCGGTGACGCGGTCGTCGAAGATCTCGGCCCTGGAGAGGGCCGCTCCTGCGGCCTTGATCGCCCAGTCTGGCGGGTTGGTGGTCATGCGATCTCCTGGGTGAACTCGGCGATGAGTTGGTCGGCGATGGTGAGGGTGTCGGCGGCGCGCTGGGTGGCCTTGGTCTGCGCGCCGTCGGGTCTTCTGGCCGCCTTGGCGACGAAGGTGGGGATCTGCGACGGGTAGAGCCGGTCGGATGCGTGCCAGCGCTTGATGCCGTCGGCGATCTGTCGGGCATCGATGCCGTCGGCGATCAGCGGGTCAACCTCCTGGGCGATCTCGATGAGCGTCTGCTGAGGGATTCCCCCGCCGGCCCATTGGCCGAACGCTCGGGCGAACTCGTCGGCCTGAGAGCTGCGGGCGGTGGAGTTGAGCTCGGCGAGACGTTTGCTCGCTCGGGAGGTGCCGCGTGACGGATCTTGGGCGCGCACGATTTCCGCGCTCACGCGCGCTGGTGAGGGAACGTCAGAAACTGCGGGAGGAGATCCCTGTTCCCCTGTTCCCCTGTTCCCCTGTTCCCCTGTTCCAGGCGCGACACTCTCGCGAGGGCTCGCGACACTCTCGCGAATTTCTGACGACTTGTAATCGATTGTGCCGTCTGGCCTGGGCAAACGTCCCTTTCCTGGTCGGTCGATGCGCTGGATTGATTCCCACCAGGAGATGTAGATCAGACGATCGCCTTCGGCCTCGTACCGCCACACCAATCCGGCTTGGTGGAGAAGGGAAATAGCTTCAGACACCCTCGCGACAGTCTCGCGAGGGTTCGCGAGCATGTCGCGAGAGAACACGTCGCCGACGATCAATGCGATATCATCGCGGCCCACCCCGTTGTCATCCACATAGGATTCGAGCCCCTTGAGCACGAGTCTGGCATCCCATGGGACGGACGCTATTCGGGCCGATCTCCAAAACTCGGGCTTCGTTGACCTGATGCGCATTTCACTCCTCTCTTCTCGTTGCCAAACACACCGCACACACGCGCCCCCACGCGTTGATCACACGCCCACATCGGATGCACCGCGGGAAGTCGCCGACACCCATCACGCACCGCCTTGTGCTGCTCTGTAGGCCAGTCGTTGGACAACGGTCTGCGGTAGCGGGTCTGGCACTTTCGAGATGACGGCTCTTGTTGCGACGGTGACTATCCCGTGGTCGTCAACGCGCCACAGCCCACAACCGGCGGGGGCCTGCACGTTGAGGTCGTGCGGGACCGCGTAGACGAATCGGTGACAGACCCTCATCCACGCTCGCCTCTTCCAGTACGTGTCGCGATTGAAGTCGGCGCGAGACACCTTGATCTCGATGGCCGTGCGGATGAGTGACTCGAACATGAGGGCGTCGATCCTCCGATTGAGCTTGTGGCCCTCCGGTGTCCCGGTCCCGGACATGAACAGGTGGTCTGTCGGTTCGTTGGTGTCGGGCAGGTCGAAGTCCTCGATGGTGATCTCGGGGACGATCGCGGCTGTGTGGTGGTGGCGTCGGAGCGACTTGAGGATGAACTCTGCGTCCATCACGCACCACCGCCGAACAGCGTTGCCTCGCTGTGTGCCTGCTCCCATGCGTTGATGAGTGCCTGCTGGTTGGCGAGGTGCACGATGTGGCGGACCGCTCCGGGCCCGCAGTGTCGTCGGGCCATGGCGGTGTAGGTGCCGCCGTGCGCGGCTTGCGCCCACATGTCGCAGCAGTAGTGCAGGATTGTGGCGGCCGCAAGGATCGTGTCGGCCTGCATCGCCTGCCGATGCCGCTTCTTCGCCCCGGAGATCCCGAAGTCGGATCGGCCGAGCGCGAACAACTCCCAGTCAGCCATCACGCCACTCCGAGCATGTATTGCCCTGTGCTCTCGTCGATGTCGTGTCGTCGGCGCAGGATGATGTCAGCGGTCGTCGACGTGCCGCCGGTGACGACCCACTTGCCTGATGGGGCGCGATGTCGGGTGGTGTGCAGGGCCAGACCTGACGCGGTGTAGCCGTCGATGGACAGCAGCTCGCCGCGGAACCAGGAGATGCGAGCCTCGATGTCGTCGTTGGCGACCACAGCTAACCGCCGATCCAGGATGCGGGGGATGGCACGGTATCCAGGATCATCTGGGCCTGCGTCTCCGAGATTGGCGGCAAATCAGGATCCGCGGCGAGGACTCGGGACACGCACTCAGCCAACGGCAACTCGTCCCACTCCTCCTCTTCCTCCTCCGACAACACCTGCACCGACACCAAACCGGCCGACCGATGGATCACGACTGCACCTCCCGGAAGTCGCCCGACACCAGCGCGTTGAGCAGAACGGACAGCTTGCGATCGAGTTCATGGTGCACCGACTTGCCAAGTGGCACTGGCTCAAACACGACATCAGCCGCATTGATCACCCGCCGTGCTCTCGCCTGCCAGTCGGCCATCGCTGCTACCTCGCCGACGTGGCCTGCCACGGTCGCCTCCAGCCGCTTCACCTCATCGCGAAGGGCGGCCACGAGTTCCGGTGCGGCGGCGATGAACTCGGCAGTGTGTGACTCGGCAACGGCAATACCGTCGCTGACGGCAAACAATGGGTGCTCGCCGTCGAGCACGGTGCCAACGCAATCAGGCTCACCATTCGGCCACGCGTAGCGCCATTCGATCCCGCCGAGTTCCGCCAGTAGCTCGTCCGCACGATCCGTTGAGTCAGACATCCGCCACCGCCGCGTGGAAACTGTTGGCGCGCAAACGAAGCAGCGGCACCAGCGCCTCATATTCGGCCGTCCACCGCTCATCCCAGCCCTCACGGTCCGACCGTCGCCGCTCAACCTCAGCCATGAGTCCGTCGATGGTGCCGTCCTGCCAGCACCCGACGTGCAGGGCATGGCCGTCGACAGTGCGGTGCAGGGTGACAGTGACACCCTCGGAGCCGATTGGGCCGATGGTGAGGACGTGTTGCGGCGCAAGGATTTCCGCGTTGTCCCCCACGTTGGCGTTGCCCCCCACGTT